CGAATAACTTGAAGAGTAGCATCAACACCATTGGTGTCATCTTTGGGCATCTTATCAGCAGGAATTAGATCCTCTTTCAAAGTTGCTTGCATCAATCGCTCTTCACCATTGACTTTGATAAATTTAACTTGACATACTCCATTGCGTAGCATATCAACCATTTCACTTCTTGTATAAGCTTCACTCATATTATAGGTACTCCACAGTATAGGTTTTAGTTGGATTATGGCGTGTATCGTCATTGTCAAAAAACACTTTTGTGTGTGTCTCAACTCTTACTCTACGTTCACCGGTTGTATCATATTCTTCATATGATTTGATAGTGACTTCCTTTAGAAGCCGACGTTCGTCATGATATTCCACATCTGGTAGCATTTCTTTACCTCCTCATTTTTGCTAATTCTTCAGCTTGTTTAGTTCCTCGCATGACTGGTACGAGGTTTGATTTGTGCATTGTTGCGATGCCGACAATAAGATCTCCTGTGTATTGCATTGGCTCTTTTTTTGCTGTTGCGTTTGATGGAATTGTGTCCGACGTCTTGACGCTTGGATATTCTGGGACATCACGGTAGACCGGTTTCTGCGGGACATACTCTTTAAACTCCTTCTTTTTAGCTTTAAGCTGAGATGGATGACAACCTTTATCCATGAGCCACTTATCATGTTCAGCTTGTGCTTTTTCCCAACCAGGTTTACGATTTGCTTTACGTTTTTTTGTATTGAGGCTTGACATGCCTCTCACTAAATGCATAGTCATATTACTGTCTTTCCTTATATTCTGCAACCATCTTTTTCATCCACCCTTGGACAATCTTTTCTTCTTCTGTTAATTCTAACATATTGAAGTCTTCTACAACACGAGAAAACAAATGATACTTAGCCCACTCAACACCATCTAATTCTTTTTTAGTCTTTGGTAAAGGTACGCTATCATACTGGTTTTCTAGTGTCATTCGCTTTTCTCCCAACGATAAAAAATATGATTACCAATTGTAATTGTTTTAGTCTTAGATGATGCCCATGCAGGTCTTACATAGTCAGCATGATAATGCGTAGCACCATCAGTAAAATCCCAACGTGAATTAGCATAGTATACTTTGAAAGCGATCATACGAGCAATTTCATATACTTCAAAATCAGCTTGTGGCACGACTTCATCTTTGCCATCGCAATACCAAGAAAACTGACAACGATTTTTTACGGGATAAGATATGTTTTTGTTTTTCCAAGAAGGTCTTGTAGGACCTTGATGTACTACCTCACAAGGTGTATCAGGATAACGATTATCGTTAACTCTATTCATAGTAACCAGACCAACAGCAATCATACCTTTAGTGTTCTGATTACGTGCTTCCCAATAGATATTGTTAGCAATACAACTAATTTGTTCACGTTCAAATGGTGTATTAGAAGTTGCATGAGATGCTGCGCCAAAAGCTACAGCACCTGCAATTGTAAGGCTAGCTAAGAGTTTCATACTAGTTCCAACCTTCATCAGACTCGTACGAAGTTTGATCGGCAAGACGATCACCATAATGTTCTTGGAGATACTGTGGACCATCAGTCCACTGATTGATATTCTCTTGATCATTAGTAATGCCTTCTTTTTTAAGCTGACGCTCAAGGGCTTTTTCTTCCCTAATAATTTCAGCGTCACGGGCTGCTTCTACCTTACGCTTGTTAGCAACCTGTTTGATAAGGTTATAACGTTTGGTGTACTGTAGATCAGTCATTCCAGCAACTTTTGATTTTAGCATTTTCATATTTAGTCCTTCCTAATTATTTAATGTATACATTATATCATACTTTTGCGCAATTGTAAAGGAAAAAATGCATTTTTTTATCCTTACAAATCAATCACTTGTAAAATAATTTGAAAAAACTTTTTTTAGCTTTTCACTATTGGTGGGCATTCACAGATTTTTTGCCCTTTAAGATCATTGAGTTCTTCAGATAACTCTTTGACTCTGCCAATAAGATAGTACTTTTCTTTTTCAAGATCAGCAATATTTCTTTTATACATGTCTATAGTTTCTTCCATTAACTCCCTCTCCCTCTAAAAAATTCAAGTAGATAATCATTCCACTCTTGTTCTTTTATTTCTTTTTCTGTCTTCCAATCATGACCATATTTTTCTTTCCACTCTTCGTATTCTTTTTTTTCTTGGTCCTCTGACAATTACTCCTCCAAAGTAAGATGTGGGGCTAACCGTGGGCCCCACGCGGGTATATTGAGGTACCAACCTTAGTTAATTAAGCAGAGCTCCCGTATTCGTGAGAGGTGCAATGTTCAAACCCTTAATGAACTGGCCGGCTTTCTCGTAAGGCCTTACCGACTGTGGCCACCTGCGTCTTAAATTTTACGTCGTTTACAGGCTTGATCGCGTTAACTTACCGCTCGACTTCTCCTTTATGAGGTACGTTCGGCGTAATTGCCAGGCTTTCCCTCTGTTTGCCTATCTTGGCAGGAGATCAAGGAATTGAACCCTGTCCTAGTGGGTTGGAGCCACTTGTGCTACCGTAACACTTATCTCCTAATTGGTGCCCTCGGGGAGACTCGAACTCCCACGCTTTTAAAGCCACGGATTTTAAGTCCGTTATGTCTACCATTCCATCACAAGGGCTGTTTTCATTTTGTACATATATTATAACACAGTTTCTTGTGATTGTAAACCCCTAAAATAATTTTTTTTATTCGTGTTCTCCACCTGCTCCACGACCAAATCCACCAAAGAATTGTGGCTTACGTTTAGCCGTTTCAAATGTAGCTACAGTAATTACTATTGCTGCAATTAAGAATACGTGAGCTACTGCACTAATAGCAAAAACAGTCCAGCTACCAATCAACATAGCAAATGTGATACACCACATCCACGCTAAAACTTGCATAACCATATGCCTAACATTTGTATCTGGAATATGTTTCAGTGGATTACGTTCAGCATCCATAATACCATTCCAACTATCATATATAAATTCTCTCATATCAATCACCTTTTCAAAAGTTACGTTTAACGGATAATGAGCATCAACTATATCTCTAAAATCAATAGCATCATAAAGATCAGTAAATGATCTAGTGACTTTGTTATCTCTAAAATATCCAGTTACTTTATACATTTATTCTACCTGCGGTATTCCTAGCCATGCGCTAAATCCAAACACTTCCATAAGCATAAAAGTAAACATCATTAAAACAATACTCCACATAATTAGTTTGCCATTAAAGTTTGAAGCAGCTAATTTAATTGCAATAATCTCATTGCCAAAAAATCTTAATAATAGTTCAAATTCATTATGGTCTTCTCTTACTACAATACCATTCTTTTTTTCTTCAGCCAATTTATTCTCCTATGCCGCTTTGGGCATTGCTGGATTTAAGTCCATATGTTTGCCCCACTCAGCATAGTAATGTCTCATACCGACTTCGTCATGGATAGTTCCATTTTCATGTCGACCATGAAGAATGTTTCTTGGCTCAGTACCTTCTCTCATAGTTGTACCTTGCCCAGCAACACCAATTAAATCTTCATGTAAGTTTCTGCCAAATGGACCCCAGATACTATTGTGGTGTTTAATGCGAGTTAATCTCTCTTCTTCAGTATCTTTTTTTAGTCCATAGCCGCGAAACTCTATAAGCACTTTGTTTGGTCCAAGAGGTGTAACACTATCAGAACGATAAGCGCTTCCTCTTAGATTAAAATTAAAGCCTGGGAATAGATCTACCATGTACCATTGGTTTGGCGGTAGATTAGGAAAACTAAGTTCTCCTCTATCATCAAAGCCTTCATATTCTGTATAATTGACAGTAAAACTACTTACGTTTACATGTCCATTATCAAAAGGGATGTTTTTCCTAGCAAAATATTCGTCATTGAAACCTGATACACGATTAAAATAGTGCATAAAGTCATGATAGAATTCGCTATTAGTATCATGCCACAATTTATAGTTAGTGTCTATAACTGCTTTATGATAATGAAAGACCTCCATCTCTTCAGTGTCAATAGCATCTGCAATACAGTCAAATGCTCCTGCTGTCCATTCTTCAACACTTTGTGTAGGATTTTTATTTAAGGTAGTCCATACCATACCTCCGTGTTTTACTTCTGTATATAGCGGAGTATAGTCATCCATTAAAAATTCTACTCGTGACATTGTTCCTGAAGGTGTATTAAACTTACCTGTATTTAGATAAGATTTAATTGTATCACCGTTATTAATTGCAATAATGTTGACACCTGCAATTTGTGTTGTTCTAAAATTGCCTGGCTCGGGCATCTCAGATTTATGACACATTGGAACCCAAACCTTACTAAAGATTTGTTCCATCTCTTGGTCATGGATCTGCTGGTTGTTATAGCATTCACTAGAGATATATTCTATGCTCGGTGTCTCTAACCACTTCTTATGATTTCTTGGCGGCATATAGCTCTCCTTTAATTATATCTCTATTTATATAACAGCTTATAAAA